TAAATCAGAGTCAGTAGTATTATCATTAATATCTGGTCTAAAATTTCCAAATATTTCTTCATGGGATATAGAACTTGATGGTTCAAGAAAATACTTAAAAGAAACACTATTATTTTCATTTTTTCTATAACCAGTACCTCCAAATATATTAACAGTACTATATTTTATTAGTCTAGTATAATCTTTTTGTGGATAAAAGAACCCATCTATAGTTCTTAATGGGGTTAAACCATCATTTTTAGTAGCAAATTTAATATTAGTTTTTCCTACACCTAAAATAGAATTAGGGCCACCACTATATGAATATAATATTGGGCTAGATTCATATCCATCGAAAAATCCGTCTTGAAAATATTTAGGATTATCTCGGTTTAGGTAATTAGCATTCCATAAATTAAGCAATCTATTATCATACCTTACTTTAGATTCTTCTTTTAATACTTGGTTATATAAATTAGTTTGTTTGGTGAAAGCCCTTTCAGAAGCGTTATCTTTTCTGTTAAATCTTCTTTGAGAAACATTATCCACATACAGATCCCATTTTTCAAAAAATGCTGCTCTTTGTTGTTCAAGTGCAAGAGCACCTTTAGTACCAGCAGTACCTAAAAAAGATAAATTAACTCCAGCTAAAGTAACATTTGAAAGATTATTAAGAGGATTAATAGCACGTGTAAAAATTTCTGTTCTTTTTGGGTTGGAGGAAACTGTATTGGCTGTTTTTTCTAGTTGTTTGTTTCTAGCTAAAAGTTTTCTTCCTGCTTTATCAGATGCCCTTTGAGACTTTCTTACTAAAGATAAAGGAACTTCTCCACTATAAGCATTATTTTCTGGGAGATTGTTTTTATAGGCTACATCTTGGTATTTGTTAATACTTAATGTAGAAGATGTTTCTGTTGGGTCAATCCCTTGTTTATTTAAATGGTTTCCTAAATATCCAACTCCGGCTTGGGCTAAAGTTGAAAGAGGTGTATAAATACCATCATTAAAAAACCCATTACTTTGATTTACACTAGTAGCACCTGTTTTAAGATCTATATTTTTAGAAAGCCCACCATAAGCTAAACCAAAAGAAGCTTCTGTTTTTGGTGATATTCTAGATAATATATTTTGTTTTGCAACAAAAAGTAACCCATCAGGGTTTTTAAAATCAAAAAAATACTTAGTTAAACGTGAAACATCTTCAAGTGCAGAAGAAGGTGCCTTTAAACCACCTCGTAAAATTGTATCTTCATCAGATATTGAAGAAGGTTGATCAATTGGACTTTTAATGTAAGGCTGTCCACTATTCCCTCCATCAGGTCTATCATTACCATACTTGAGAGATTTCAATGCGGTATCACCGTTTTTTAATTTTATTAAAAGGCCCATCTAAATAGTTTATCCTGGTAGGTTATCTAAATATTTTGTTGGAGTAACACCATTTAAATCCAATTGTGAAGGGGTTGGAAATCCTGTCATGTTTGGAGTACCATTAATAGAGTATTGGTCATGTAAAGTAGATCCTTGTACATCTATATTTGATGGTGGGGGTGTTTGGCCGTCAAATTGACTTAATTGTGAGCCTTCTGTTGTTAATCTGTCTAATAGTCCCATGGTTAATTATTTTATTATAAATATTAGATATTATTGGATTTTATAGCTATTTTTTGCTGCGGCTTCCCCAGATTCAATAGGTCGAGCGTTTGTTGTAGCTTCAATAATTTTCTTACCATCAGCATTAACATTAATTGGTCTGTTAGCTAATGCCTCAACTTTTGCTCCTAAAGCATTAATGGCATTTACTACAGATGACATATCCATTCCTTTTCCACCTTCAGTTTTAATTTTAATTTCTCCTTCAGAACCCATTTTAGTGGGTTTTCCTGGTTCTGATTTGACATCATTACCAAATAAATTGGTACCTGCTATAATAGTATCTTTATTGTTTAATTGAATTGCACCTTCAGGTCCTAGCAATGTACGTTTACCATAGCCACTACCTCCAGGAGCAGGTGAAAAAACGTCATTTCCTTTACTAGCTTGAGAATTCAGATAAGCAATACCTGCAGCAATAGCAGCTGCTGCCATTGCCGCTCCAGCTAATGGAATTGGACTAAAAGTAGCCCATGATGTTTTAATTATATTTACAGCAGCTGAAGCTTTATCTTTTGCAAATTGAGCAGCTTTTATAATTCCTGATCTAGCTCCTAATGATATTTCTTTTCCTTTTAATAAATTTATTGTTTGTTGTATGGCTACTATACTTCTATACATAGCATAAGCTCCTCCTAATGAAAGAGCAATTGTTCCTAATATTTTTGACATGGTACTTAATTCTCCAATGTTTCCTGAAAGGATACCTGAGATTCCTTCAAAGGTCATTCTAATAGGTTCTAAAGCAATTGATATTAGGGGGATTAATACATTAGCTACTTCAGATAACATTTCAAAAAATGGAAGCATTGCTGCTGCTAACCCTTGAATAGCAGCTTGAAACTTTTCTTGTTGAGCTTGTCGTTCATCTGCTAAAGATTTTTCTTCCATTAATGTTTCTATACCATCTTCTTTTAACTTTTTAGCTGCTTCTGCTGCTCCATATTGTTTTTTATATGCTTCGTATGCTTCTTTTTCTTGTTCAGATAATTGTCCTCCAACAGATTTTAACGCTTCTTGCTCTACTAAAGCAGAAGCTAACTGGTCAGCTGTCATGCCTACAGCTTCAGCCATTGCTTCTTGTTGGATACGGTTCATTTTACTAAATTCAGCAGCTGATCCTGCTTGTTTAGTAATTTCTTCGGCTACAGTAGCCATATCGTTATTCAATGCTGCTGATCTAGCTTTTTCTAAATTAAGATCTTTTCCGGTTAATAATTCAGCATTTAGTTCTTTTTCAATAGATTGTTCAAAGTTTAATAAACTATCTGCTATTTTTTCAACATCTCCTAAACTAACACCCAACTTTGCAGCTTCAACTGCTGCATTTGCTAACCCTTCACCACCACCTTTTATTGAAAGTTTTATTCTATCAGAAGCAGCATTAATGTCTAACATTACTTTTTTTTCATTTAATGCTAAACCTTGTTCAAATTTTTTAAGTTTAATAGTTCCTTGAACGTTTTTTATATAATCTTCATAGTTTTCCCCAGTAGCTACAGAAGTTCTTAATATTTCAGCTTGTTGTTTATAGTTTAAACCAGCATACCTATTTAACTTTTCCATAGTACCTAACTGTTCGTTAGATATTTTAGCAGATAATCCTAATTCAGCATTAACTTGAGTTAAAGCTTCAGACATTCCCTTTTGAGTAATTCCAACATCATTAGACATTGCAGCAAAATGGGCAAATTCATTATTTAACTGTTGGGCTTGATCATAAGTTACAGATAGTCCTTTAGCCATATCACCAATATATTTATCGGCATCCATGGCATTTTTGTATAAAAACCCAAATAATCCTATAACAGCAGTTAAAGGATTTGATAAACTTTCTTTAATGCTTCCTCCTATTGAAGATAACCCTCCTTTTAAAATAGCGAATGAACTTGCTCCATCTTTAGCAAGTTCTCTCATTTTTTTAACAGCGTCATCCAAGCCTAAAGTTTCTGAAATTGCACTCATTCCTGCTTTAGAGAGAAAACCAGATAAGGACTTTAAAGCAGCTGAAGCTAATCCAGTTTTATTTAAAATTTCTTTTTCTTTTTTTATTCTTTCGTCTAAAGCATCGTTAGCTTCATCTAAAATGGATATTCCTTCTTTAGAAGCTCGATAATAAGCTTCTTGTTCTTCTGTAATTTTTCCTTCAGCTCTAAGTCTTTTTAATTTAGATTCTAATGCAGCTCCAGAAAGTTGATTTCCATTTTTATCAATAGTATATTGTTCAACTTGAGATTTAATAGCAGATGCTTGTTCTCTAGCCTCTTGAGCAAGGAGTTTTAATTTATCTTGTTTAGCTTTTAATTCTTTTAAACTTAAATCTCTTAACCCTTGTTGATCTTCTTTTAATTCTTGAGCAATATTTCTAATACCCCGCATAGCTTTATTAGCGCGGTTAGTTGCTTTTTCTGATTTATTTATTTCTTCAAGGGCTGTTTGGATAGCTCTTGTGATTCCTCCCCATCCAGCTTCTAATTCTTCGGCTTGTTTTTTGGCTTTTTCAAGGCTGTCATTCATTATTTTAATAGCAGCATTGATTTGTTCTATATTTTCTGGTTCTCCTATATCAAATTTGGGGGCTTTTAGGAGGGTAAGTTTTTCATACTCCTTCCTTAAATCTTCGAGTTTCTTTTTAGCATCATCAAGATTTTGATTTATACTCATTATATCAAATTATTTGTTATAAATATTAAAAGTATAAATTTATTTATAACTTATCGTTTTTTTAGGTGGATTTGGATTAGTTTTTGATAAAAATTCAGGAGCTTTTATTTTACCACTAGAATCTATTACAGTTTTAGAATTTGATTTTGATGAATTTTCATAACTACTTTTTTCTTCTTCATAATATTGTTGGATTTCACTAAAAGTAAAACGACGTAACCATATAGGCATATTATATATAGTATCCCAATCATATCCACCTTTTCCATGAAATACTATTTGGTGAATTTGTCTAAATACAGCCGCTCTAGCTTGAGGTATTATATCAGAACTCAGGCCAAAAAAAGCTAACCCCAATTGGGATATTGACTCTATCTTCACGTCCTTCGGGAAAAAAAGTTAGATCAACATCTGGTTGAATCTCTCGAACATATTCTCTTAATGCTCTGGAGTCTTTGGCTAAGAGATAATTATCTACAAATTCTCGAATATCTTTTGTTTCTGTTCTTCCCTCCACTGAAGTAATCATATATTTTAAACGGGTTGAGATTTCTGGGGAAGCATCTTTATTAATCTTTTTTAGACCTTCTAATTCACGGTTTATATTTTTTTCATCTTTTCCATTTAAAAGTTTAAATGTAATTTTATTTTGTGAATGTGGGAGGACAAATTCAAAATTATTAACACGATTTTTAAATAAATCTTCATCTATAGGTTTACTTTCTAATTGAGATAAATCAAGTGATTGTCTTTCTCCTAAATAATCAAATGAATATTCATTTCCATATCCTAAAATGCGAGCTGCTACCATTATAGCGTTTTTATCACCAACAAGTAATTCATCATAATCGATAGGAGATACAATCAATGATTTTATTAATCTATCTAAAACAGTACCATTTTTGATATATGCTTGATTAGTTAGAATATCTTCTTCTTTAGCAGTCATGTATTTCATTTCAACAACACCTTTTGCTAATTCAGATCCTTCAGGATACAATAGACCTTTTGATGGAAGTTCTACCTCTTCGGTAGGCATTTTAAATTCACTCATAATTTTTATTTTGTTATAACTTTATTGTCTTATATACATATATTAAAGAGGAGAAATATTATCAGGATTAAAATTAAAAGCAATAACTCCTGGTACTTTTCTAATTTGGGCAGCTATTTCTGTCATTTTATCTCTGCTAAATCCTCCTTTTGTAATAAATGGGTAACCATCTACTTTAACTGTCAATATTGATTGAAATTTAGTAGTATCTTGTTCACTATATTCAAGTGGTTCTTTTGATGAAATAACTGATACTCCAGTAATTGAACGAATGTCTGAATAAATTTCTTTTTGAGGTCGTTGTTCAATATTTGTAACTAATGTTCCTACCATTTTAAATTTATCTTGATAGTCTTCACTTAAAGTTCTTTTAAGTTCCTCTTTCACTAAAGTACGTAAAGCAGTTAATTTCATATGTTTATAAATATTGTACTATCTAATTATAGTCACGTGTCCATGATCTACTCTTCGTTCATCTGTGTTAAGTAAATCAAATTTTACTACCCAAGTATAAACTCCATCTAAACATTTTTTTCCATCATATGTTCCATCCCATCTAGCAGCCGGATCATATGCTTGCCAAATTAAATTTCCCCATCTATTTACAACATATAATTCAAAGTGATCAATTGAATATCCACTTGTAAATACAGGTCCCCAAGTTTGATTAAATTCATTTCCATCTGGGGTAAAACAGTTAGGAAACCAATAAATTAAAGGGTCACATTCAATAACTGTTACTGTGTATGTTTGAGGTAAACTAGGGCATCCATTAGATATAGCAGTTGCTGTTATATTATATGTTCCTGCTTCATCCCACGTTAAAGTAATTTCATCTCCATAGTAATATAACCCATTTACCTCCCATTCAACATTTCCACCTTCAGTTGAAGTGGTAAAATAGTTAAATGTTTGGGAATTATCACATATCTCTACTGTTTGTTGAGATAAACAAATAAAAGGAAATAATATGAATATTAAATACCTCATTAATTATGTTGAATAGGTGATAATACTGGTGTTGGATTAACTACAGCTCCTGTTACAGCTGTAAATGTACATCCTCCATTAGTATAAGTGTAGGTAATAAGTGAGTTAGTTGCTCCTGGGCAAAATTGATTTCCAGTTACACCAGTACCACTAAATACACCACCTGTAGGGGTTGCTGTTAAAGTTACACATGGGTCTCCAGCACAAAAAGGACCTACTGGGGTAATTGTTGGTACAACTTGATAAATTAATACATTAAGTGTTACTGGGGTAGCAGAACATCCTGATGTACTTGTAAATGCTACGGTAATTGCATTATTAATTAATCCTGCAGGGCAAGCTGACCAGTTTACTTGTATTGAATTAGTTCCTTGACCTGATATTAAAGTAGCACATGGTGGGATCGTCCAAGTATATGTTCCAGTTCCTGCAGATGGTACTTGGTAAGTAGATAAGGCAGTTGTTTGATAACAAACTGTGTCTGGGTTTGTTGTTGTTAATTGAGATGATGCTATTCCTGAGATCAGCATAAAAGTAAATAAGAGTAATCGTTTCATAGTTGTTGTTTTAATTATGTTGTATTGCCCCTAATACCGGTGGCGTGGTGTTAATTGTTCCATTAAAAACTGTGTTTGGTGTTACATTATCACATACATTGTTGTTATAACTTCCCCACAATCCATCGGGTCCAGCTGTCACGCGAATTAATAAATTTTGTGGCGTGCACGTGTTTGCTACTGTTAGCGTAACACAAAAAGTCCAAGTACAAGACCCAGCATCTCCGAAGTCATTACCCGGATTACCATCCGTGTTCAAATCAAAGAAATATCCGGGTCCAACAGTTAATCCAGGTGGGGTTGTTGCAGTAACGGATGTCACCCATAACCATTGACCTCCAGTGTTGTTTCCTCCACAATTAGCGGGTGCGGTCTGCGGCGCAACTGATGCCCATCCTGGACCTAAGTCTAAATCAAATCCTTCTATCCAATTAGTTCCTGCTTGTGAATACCCATTCATAGTATAACACATTGTTACTACTTGTCCTGGATTGTAAGTTCCTCCTGAAGGTGGTGGGGTTAAAGTAAAAGATTGGGTTCCATTACATTGGCTATAACTAAAATAAGTTAAAATAACAAATAATATAACATTAATTATTTTCATGGTTATAAATATAGCAATAAAAATTTAATAAAACAAGGGAAAGTAAAAAAGCCCCAATAAATTGGAGCTTCTATACAATACATATTAATTAAAATATTAGTAATTCAAGATACAGTAATCTGGTTGGACTTCAACAGTAGCATTTACAATAGTTCCATCATCATCCCAGTTGTAATCACCGAAATTAGCACTTGTAATCATAGCTCCTTTAATTATCCATTCAGAAACTACATCACCTACTGGGCCTAAGACATTAAATGTGATATCTTTTTTATAGAAATCAGAGTATCCATCTCTACCTGTTACTGATTCGTGGCCTAAACGTACCCATTCCATTACTGCTTGAGCGCCACTTGGGGTGATTGCTTCATATAATGTAAAAGAAATTGTACCCCATACAGTTTTTCCTTTTACATAACGTTGTACGTTAATATGATTAAGGGCAACAGCGGTTTGAGTTAAAGATACAGCACCTACCCCTTTTACTAAAAATGAAGGGATACCATCCATATAAAGGATAAAGCGGTTGGTTTGTTTTGGTTCAAACGCTGTGTAAAAAATTTCGTTAGGATTTAAAATTGCCATTTTGTTTTTGTTTTATTTCTTTATTATAAATATTCCGTCTTTAAATTTTTATGCTGGAAATTCTGCTCCAGTTGGTAATAAAATGAAATCTAGGGAAATAAATTCTGCTGTTCTAGTAGGCTGAATGTAAATTTGTCCAATTAATTGATTTCTGTCTATTACATCTGGTCCATTATTTGATTCATCCATTACTACTTTAAAGGCATATAAACCTTGTTTTTGTTGGATTGTTTCTAGATATGGAGTAACTCTAGCAATAAATGAATTTCTTGTAGCAATGGTATTTTGTTCAAATACTATTGTATCTGCAATCTGACGGATATATCCTTTCATTTCAATTAATAAACGTCTTACATTTACTCTATCAAGTGCAGATGCTTCTTTTTGTAATGTTTTCTGACCAAATACTACTACACCTTCTCTAGGTAATGTAGCTAATGGGTTAATATTTGCTTCATATAAATCATCTTTTTGTCCTTGAGATAATCTGTATTCTGCTGCCAATACTGTATTTAAACCACCTCTGTTTATACCTGCTGGGGCAAACCATGGAGCAGCTACTTTATCGTTAAATGCATATACACCTGGTATTACTGTTGAAGCTGGAACCCATACATGTTTTCCTGTTCCTGGATCAATTATTCTAACCCAAGGAAAATATGCAGCAGCATATGAAGTATCTCTTGATTGAGCTTCAGTTATGATTTCAGATACTGAAGTTCCATATGATCCCAAATCAAGTACAAACATATTATCACCTCTTGAAATAGTATTTGTGATAATATTAGTAATTTGAGTTGTATGTAAATCATTTGTTAAACCAGGAGCAAATAATACGTTGAATTGGTAAGCATCAGTATTCGAAAGTAAGTTAATCATGTTATTATAATTAGCACCTTCTAATCCTTGTGTGTTATTTGCTGTGATAGCGTCGTAAAAATTAGCTCCACCTTTTATATCACCTGTAGCACCACTAAATGAACCACTTTGATTTAATGGAACTGAGCCGGTAAATTGGGCTTTAGCTATTCCATTTCCATCAAAATAATTTGGTGTTGGGTAGTTTACTGATTTAACTCGTATGTAACGTGAGTTATTTGGATATGAACCAGTAACATTCATTTGGTTATTGGTAGAATCATAATCTAAAACTTGATCTCCAATTACTTTAGCAATATATTTTGGAGAATTTGGATCTAAATTTACACCGTTCCAAGATTCTAATACTACTTTTTTATTTGAAGCATCATTTCCTCTTCTAACTAATACGTTAAATGTACCTGAACCTGTATTAGCACCTGTAATTTCCCATCTTAAATTATCATTTGTTCCCGTAGAAATAACATTATTTGTTCCTTCAGTACCTGCATTATTCATGATAACACCTTCAGAAATGGTTTCTAAAGCAAATGATGATGAAGTAAATCCATTAACTGCAGCTGAACTAGTTGCAGAAGTATATGAACCTGTTACAACACGGGTTACAAGTAATGAAGTACCACCGTAGTTGAAATAATTGTAAGCAGCAATTGAAGTGAAATATGAATAAGCATTTCCACCACTAATAAAAGAATCTCCAAATCTATTTTGAAAATCAGAATATGAAGTTACTAGTATTGGGGCTTCTACAGGACCTTTTACTGTAGGGCCTATAATAGTAGCACCTGCTTGAACAGGTTGGCCTGTTAAAAATGTGTTATCTATTTCGCTAATTGCTACTCCAGGAGAAACTGTAAATTTTGCCATTGTGTTTTTTTATTATAAATATTAATTTCTTTTTTAAAAACCTAACTAGGTTGGAAAAGTTGCACCTGTAGGTAAAACATTAAAGTCTAATATAATGAATTCGGCTGTTCTTGTAGGTTGTAAATATATTTGACCTACTAACTGGTTATTATCTATTACTTCAGGTGTGTTATTTGATTCATCCATTACTACTCTAAATGCTGTTAAACCTTGTTGTTGTTGAACAGAAGCTAAATATGGATTAACTTGAGCTAAAAAGTTATTACGTGTTACAACAGTGTTTTGTTCGAATACTAAAGTATCTGCTACTTGAGATATATAACTTTTTAATTCAATTAATAAACGCCTTACATTTACACGGTCAAGAGCACTTCTTTTTTTCTGTAGTGTTTTTTGTCCAAATACTGCTACACCAGTATTAGGGAAAGTTGCAATTGAATTTACATTTGATTCATAAAGTAAATCTCTATTACCTTGAGTTAAGTTACGTTCTGCTCTAACAACATTAGACATCACACCTCTATTAATACCAGCAGGTGCAAACCATGGAGCAGAAACACTATCGTTAAATGCATATACTCCAGGAATCATAGTTGAAGCAGGAACCCAAACTTGTCTTCCTGAGTTAGGGTCAATAGTTAAAACCCAAGGCCAATAGGCTGCAGCATACGATGTATCATATGTTATAGCATTTGTAGTTACTGGGAGTATATTTGAGCCGTATCCTACTAAATCAATTACTGTCATTGCATCTCCTCTATTTTGCACTGTATTGATTAGTTGAGATACTACTGAAACATGGGATGGGAAATTTATTTCATCCGCTATTAAACCAGGAGCAGTAATTAAATTATATCTATAAGCATCTTGATTAGATAAAAGTGAAATAGATTCTGTATAGGCAGAAGCAGGTAAACCTTGAATATTTGTATTTGAAATACTATTATAATATGCTCCTGCTACTCCTGTTGGTAAATTTTTTCCTGTTGCTCCATCAAATACACCTAAAGAAGATGTTGGAAGAGAACCAGTATATTGTGGTTTTGGATTTCCTGTGTTATCAAAATAATCTGGGGTAGTGTAATTTACTTGTTTAACACGTACATAACGTGATTTATTAGCATATTCACCATTTAATTGAACATAATATTCACCGTTGTCATTTGCAACAGTTTCATATTGATTTCCAATTACTTTTTCAATATAATTTGAAGCAAATGGATCTAAAGATAAATTAGACCATGTTTCTAAAATTGAAGGTGAAATTGTTGAATCATTACCTTGTCGAATTATTAAAGTAAATGTTCCGTTATTTACATTTGGTGAAACAATCTGCCATCTAAAATTATCTGCTGTTCCACTTGATAAAGTACCATTAGCATATAATGAACCTGAACTGTTCATCATTTCACCCTCAGATAATGTTTCTAATACAAATGCTTCAGTATTTGTACCTCCAGAAAAATAAGTTGTTGTACTTCCAGAAGTAACATATTGTAAATTCCCAAGTAAACCATTTGATCCAATATAAGTAAATGTTATATCCGGATCATTATAAGAAGATGATATATTAGATAAAGAAGCACTATATGGTGCTACTAAACTATTAGAATCAAATATAGCTGAGGAGGAAACAACATAATCTGCTGTTGTTGAATCACTAAATGAACTAGTATTAATATAAATTATAGTTGAAGTATTTGCTACAGTTGATCCAGTGAAATAAAATGTAATTCCATTTACTCCAAATGAACTTGAACCTACAGCAGCTACACTAGCAGAAACATAGGCTAAATCTAAAGTTAAAGAAGCTGAAGTAGATGCTATTGAGGTTGGAATAACTGAAGAAGTAGCGGGAGTAAATGATCCACTTACTACTCTAGTTACAAGTAATGATGTTCCACCATTATTGAAATAATTATAAGCTGAAATTGAAGTAAGATAGGAATAAGTTTGGCTCCCACTTAAAAATGTAGAGCCAAATTTATTTAAATAATCACTGTATGTTGTGCACAATACAGGGATTCCTACTTTTCCTTTTACAGTTGGACCAATAATAGCAGCACCTGCTTGTACAGGTCCTTGAGTAATAAATGATTGATCGTTTTCTATAGCTAATACACCAGGTGATACAATTGTTTCTGCCATTGTAATAAATTATTTTATTATAAATATGGTGTATTTTAACCTAGATTAATCTAATTTAGTAATTTCACCTGTTCTTGGATCAATATTTACCTTACCGTATTTATCAAATACTGATTTTGTAAAATCTTTTTCTAAATTTGAAACTTCAGCTAAAAATTCTTTAGCATTTTGATAACGTGCTTCAATTTGAATTTTGATCATTTCAATTTCACCTAACTCTAATACTAGTGATTGTGTTTGGTTTTGAATTTGTTTTAAATTGTTTAACTCTTCTTCGGTTAAAAACTGTTTTTCTGTAACTGTTTCCATTTTTTATTTATTTGTTTATTATATTACATCATTAATGGTCCATTCAGGTGTTGATAAAATGTCTAGTATTTCCTCGTACGTGTATGGTCCTTCTTTTGTTTCTAATGTGACGATACATTCTGGTGTTTCTCCATCCCATTTTACAAATGTTTTTGTTCCATTTATGCTACGTCTTACGGTGTCTGCAGATGTTTCACATACTTGGGTAAAATCAATTTTATCTAATTCAGATACATTGAATATCATGAATTGTCTTTGTTCGTAATTTTGCATTATTTAAATATTAACTTATACCAAATCTTACTTTCATAGCTTTATAATTCTGGTTGATTTCAGATTGGGAAAGAATCTTATTATAGATTAAACATTGGGCAATATTTCCTTTCATGGCGTATGCTATTATTGGATTACTATACGCACCAACATATATTTTTGAATCACTTATAAATGGAAATGTAACAGAAGAATTTGATTGAGATGTTTGTGCAACACTATTAACATATAATCTAGCAGTATTAGGAGTAAATGTGTATACTACATTATTCCATAAATTTGTAGTAGTAATTCCTGTAGAATCATTATTACTAAAATAGTTAGATCCACCCATTTGTACTAAAATTCTTCCTTCGGTAATTGATGGATTAGTTGAAGTTGAAACTAATATTCTTCTAGTTGTAGGACTAGTAACTGAATTGGTTCCAAATAATGAATTATAATATGTGTTTGTTGCTCCTCCTGTACTTCCAGGTCCTGTCATTTTAAACCATACTGAAATTGAAAATGAGGTTAAATTGTTAATACCAGTTGCTTCAACTAGATCGTTTGTTCCATCATATAAAATGCTTCCTGCATTTGAAGGATCAAATAATGGTCCATTTATTAGATTCCCAACATTTTTATTTGAAGTTAAATCATTCCATAATGTTGATCCACTAACATAAGAATAAGGATTAGCAGCATCAACATAATAAATTAAACTATCTGTTGATATATTTGAAAAAATACTAGTACTACCTGATATAGTGATACTCATTTATATACTTCTTACTATTGTTTTTATTGTCCAATTTGATGTGGAAACACTACCTGTTAAAGCAAAATTACTTCCTGTTATTGTCACAATAAACGAAAGACCACTTGTATCTCCAAATTGAGATGCTGTAATTTCTGTAAAATTAACAGAAGAAGCACTCCATAATGCCATTATTTGACCGGCTCTAGTATTTGAACCTGAACGTGCTATGTATTCAAACCATGCTCCATCATATGATGATGTAGGTAGACTATAAACTGTAAATGATCCTGAGTTGGTGAGTGTATTTTTTACGGTTGTGTTTAAAGATGGGGATTGAAAGGAACCCCATAGTATTGTATTATCTGAGGATACATTTAGTATAGGTAAACTAGAAATATCATTAACTCTAAATAAACTCCCGCTTAAATTATCTGTAATAGAAAATAATTCACCACTTGAACCTTGTATAGTAAATACTGGTTGAGTTGAACCTGAGCCATAAACTGTAAGGGTTGAACCACTTATTGTTCCATCAGATGCTGATATAAATGCTCTGGAAGAGGTTATGTTTTGTGTTACTCCTAATGAACCTGTAATTCTTGAATCGCCTGTTATAGTTGCTCCGGAGCTACTAACTACTAAACTGCCAGTTAATGTTAAAATCGCATTTGGGTCAGTTAAGATATTAACTGTTGGTGTTAATGATAAAGATGAACTTATTTTATTCGATACTGTAAATCTAATACCATGGCCTGATTGTTGAGTACCTATTAATAAATGTCCTTGATTAAATCCCCAACGCACTACTGCACCAAAACTATCACTAGGGCTACCCATATATATTCCAGAATTAGAATCATCGGGAGTAAAAAATCCTATGTAATTAGTTGTACTATTTTCTATAACTGCAGTTGTTTCTACTGGGTATGTTATACTTCCAGCAGAACCTTTTTTAACGTATAACTTTGTATTAGCCCCACTAGAACCAGTCCCAATTAATATGGTACCGTCAGCAGTAATAACTGTTGGTGTTGCATCAGGGTTAGTAGAATCCTCAACACGTAATGCATCGCCAGTGCCTAATTGAGTTATTCTAAGTATTTCTGTAGTAGTGTTCTCCTCAAAAATTCCAGATCCGGTTACTATTAAGGAACCTGTAATTAATGCAGATCCGGTAAATGGAAATATAGGAAGGGAAGGTGCCCAACTTGCACTCATTGCGAATGAAGAGGAGGTTGAAAATGAACTACTTAAAGCGTAGGAACTACTTAAAACATATGAAGCGGTTTGGGCAGTTTCAACATATGAAGCTGTTAAAGCATATGAAGAACTAACAGCATTTAATATATAAGATGCTGTTTGAGCCGTTTCTACATATGAAGAGGTTTGAGTATTTTCTGCCCAAGATGATGTACCAAATAAACTTCCTGTTATACCTTCAGTTACATTAAGCGAACCAAATATTTTACTTTTTGTTGACATTTTTTATCCTATTTTATTACATTTACAAACACCATCCTCTACATATAAAACTCCTTCAGTAGTATCTGAATTTCCATATCCTGTTATCATATACATGTTATCTATAGGGATTTCTATAATAGTTTCTAGTATAGTTATGCCATTTCCTAAAAAGTCATAATTATCTATTCCTACTTGAAATGCACAAGGATATAAAAAAGTGGACATATAATCTACTCCTTCTTGTATAGTATTAAATTTTGGTAATGCTGCTAAAGTCATGATATATTTGCTTCTGTTAATTCTGTAATTGTTCCGTATATTACAGATGCTGTTATAGCTGTATTTGATGTTGTATTTGAAACTACTAATGGGGCTACACCTGTAATATTAATTGTGCTGCTTCCTGAGGTTATAAGAAGTGAATTATGCAACTGTATGCTTCCAGAAGGAGTTGTATTTACAATTATACTAGATGTTCCTAAATTTTTTATTTGTGAGTTAAGTAGATTAAGATTTACATATTGCCCATTAATTATATCTGATGTAGAATTAAATAATGCATATGTATTTTTTAGATTTAATGTTCCAGTAGTTGTTGTATCATTGCTAATAAATAACCCACCTGTTATGCTTGGTATAATATTACTATCATTAAAAATAATTTTTCCTGTTCTAGGTCTAGCAACGACTCCTTGGAAATTACCTGTTATATTACCATTAAAGTTAATTTCTCCAGAACCGGCATTTTGAAAAATAACATTAGTAAAATTTGCTGTTTCAAAATTAATTGTTCCGTTAACATATATTTTTTCTGATGTGGTACTTGAAAAAGGTAATCTATTATATTTAAAATTATAATATCCGTTTAATATTGTTGTTCCTTGAGAACTTCCTCCAAATGTAAATTTACTTGCAATTCCTACATCACCAACCTCATACCAATTAATATTACCAATAAATTTAAAAGTTGACAAATTTGCGGATGTTTCATATGGTCGCCCAACATATTCACATCTATCTATATTTGCTATAATATTAGGACATGCATTTACTTCACAAACAATTGCATCATTACTACCTAAATTTTGAATACAATTGATATTTAAAACAGCAATGCTGCTAGTTGTTAAATCCCTAATTTGTATTGCTCGATAATATGTTGATCTAACTTTTCTAGCATTTATGTAATATTGTGCATCAGAAGTTGATCTGATTACAATTGGTGCACCTATGCCTGATTGACCAACATTATTACCAGTATGTGTATAATTTATTTCATCAGCTGTTATTTTTATGATAGAAGTTGAACCTGTAATAGTGTTACCTCTAGTACCAATTAAATGAGATTTAGAAGTTAGAGATTTAACTTCACAATCAAAAGTACATCCATCGCCAATACCCGGCTCATAGAATACAACAGCACCCCCAAAACTGTCAGCTCCTGTAGAACTTCCGCTAAACTCTAAATCACCTCTAACTATACATGTACTTCCACTACCTGGTGATTTAAATAAGTACATATCATTACCTGTAACTGTTTGGTTGTAAAAAAATATTTTTGATCCTGGGCTAAAATAATAGTAGGTATTGTCCTTCCATAGGTTAACTAAAGAATCTATCTGCCCATTATAAGGGTTACCAGCAGCATTTGTATTATCATATGACCATGTACCCGGAAACACATATATTAGTGATCCGGATGAAGCTGCATTTCTAGCAGTATAAAGATTTTGATAAGGTTTACTTATATCTCCAATAGTTCCGGTTACATCACTGCCACTAGGTGAAACAAATATTGTATTAACTAAATTAAATGATGGGATACCAGGCACATAGGAGGCGCTTAAAGCATATGATGAACTAACTGCATTTGCTACATACGAAGCAGTTTGTGCTGTTTCTATATATGAAGCGGTTTGAGCAATTGTTACATAAGAAGCAGTTTGGGCATTTAATGCAACAGAAGCTGTTTCGGCATATGAACTTGAAGTTTCATAATTTATTTCATATGAAGCACTTACAGCATATGAAGCAGTTAATGCATATGAAGCTGTACCTGCAAATTGACTATCTGAAGAGCCTGTAAATGAATTAAATGAAGATGTTGTAATAAATGAACCAGTATCTATAGTTGTTCCAGCATTTTCAGCATATGAAGATGTTAAAGCATAAGATGCTGTTAAATTATTCACAACTCCAGGCTGTCCATTTATAGAACCTGTCATATTAAATGAACCCGAAAGTGAAATATCGTATGCCTCTATTCCTGTAAAAGCATCTATTGATTGAGAAACATGTCCTGGTCTAATGGTTCCGAGAGAGGTTATGCCTGTTTTCGATAATTGGTTTGCCATTTAGTATTTTATTATAAATATATTAAATATAAGACACGTTTATTGTTTTACTTCCTGAAGTAATATATGATGTATCTCCACTTGCAGATAAGGGGACATAAAATAATGTTGAGCCAGAAACGAACCCATATGGATTTTCTCCTTGTGGAGGGGTAAAATTACTTGTATAAATTACGTCTGTTGATACTCTTAATTGTGTAATGTATCCTTTTAAATATTCAGGGAAATTTATATACCATGGTTTTTCTGGGTTGTAATATCCCGCTGACACATCATTTCCGGATGTTTTTCTTCCATTAATGTAAAATGCAGGGGCAGTATTTTCGTTCCAAGTAATAGCCATATGATGCCATTTATCTTGTAGTATAATTTCTTGTTGTGCCCATATATTATTTGCTACTCCTGTAGCTCCTGATCCTGTTTCATTATAATATGAAAAGACAGAGTAAAAAGCATGAGTTGGTTCTATTGAAGGATATGCTGTGCTTCCTCTAGAACCTTGGGGAAGTAACCAATAATCTATAGCCCATGATCTATTTCCGGTTGTAGAACTTCCTGTAAGTGGTGCAGATCCTGAAACTCTAGCTGTTATTATTTGCATCATCCATTTTCTATATAAACGTACAGGGGAAGAATCATAGTTAATAGTTCTATCTACAGGTATTGCTAAAGAAGATAAATCGGACATAGTAAAAGTATCCCAGTTATCTGGTTTGAAATAAAATTCTAATGTACCAGATACGTTACTAAATAATTCTGTATCACCTGATGATGATGCTATTTGTAAGATACCAGATCCTCCTCCTGTTAAACTACCACTAATTAAAGAACCGGAAATTGTTCCTAGATCTGGGTAATATTGGGGTTGGACTTCAATATCACTATACACACTATCATTTTCATCAGCTTCAATAGTAGTTAAAGGATTAAACCAGAAACTTCCACTATTAATAGTAAAATATGGAGGCATTCCCGAACTTGATACTAAACAAGGGTAGTCAATTGGTTGAAATGACCATAAACCCGTTGAAGGTAAGCTTACACTTTTAGATACTGATGTTCCTGTATAGAGACTTCCTGTTGGATCATATAAATTAGTAGGATATTCAAAAAATGCTGTGGGAGAAGAATCAGATGAGGTAACATTAAAATAATATGTGTAATTAGGTCTTACTGTTCTTGGCATCCAATACCCATCATTTCTAAATACTATGGATGCTGTTGAATCTGTTACTAAAAACTGGTTTCCATTAACAGTTGGTTGGAATTTATATACAAAATCACGTGTTAAATTATTTGCACCTAAATCTCTTGATATTTCTAATTGTATTGCAGTACCAGGATTAACTCCATTTTGAACTACAGGGATAGGATCATTACCTGACCATGTTTGTGAAGTAGCTGGGTTTTTAAGGATTTTAAAGGTAAGCCCTCCTTGTGTAGTATCTTCTGTGATTTCTTCATCATCCGCTTCATCTTCAGATTCTTCAGTGGAAGATGCGGGTTGTAAATAAGTTACTATTCCTTTTCCATTGTTGTTCTTTTTAATGAAAATAGGGTTATTGTTTTGATAGTCTCTAAAAGCAACAAATGAAGATATAGGTTGCAAACTTGCACTTGTTTTAGAGATTACATCCATCTGATAGGGCATTCCTCCTAAAACAGTATCAAATGTAGAAAAACCAACATTTAAAGTAACTCCTGTTGTTGTATTATATTTTAAATTTTTTCCTCTGAAGTTAAAATCTATAATTTGACCTTGAGAAAGCAATCCTGTATTGTAATATAAAAAAGTATCATATTGACCATATATTCTAGTTAATGCATCTTTTCCCATTTTAGCATTTCTCCAATAATTTGCTAAACGAAGAGCCATTTGTTTAAATACATCTGAACCTGTTACTTTCCAAGCTTCGATTATGGAACCAACATCTGTATTGGTTTTATATGTTGTACTTTCGTATGCTTTAATTTTTGAAAGTAAAAGGGCACCATCCTTATCGTATACTAAAGGACCAGATTGGTTTACAATTGAACTGTAGCTATTTTTTAATTTTTCAACAGCTAACAACATTTCATAATCACCTGAAAACTGATAGGCATGTGCTATGTGTTTTATATTAGGTAAGGTTCTAAATTGTCTTGTAGTATAACTAAAATTATTTTTAAATCCATTTCCATAATCAATAGCAACATCTTTAGATCTTCTGTTACCTGAAATTTGGTAGTCCCATATAAAATTAAGTATATCACCGGAGGTTGCTAAGTTATATCCAGGATCTCTTTCCCAGTACATAGGAAAATCACCAGCAATTCCATTTCCTTCTATAAATAAACCTTTAAATTTACGATTAGGAGTACCTACAGGTTCATCTAAATGGCAAATGTAACTATCTCTAAAAGCTCTTGCAGTATTTTCTGAAAATTTTCTGGTTTGTCTTCGAATATTTTCATTTCTGTTTGCATTTCTAGCTGTTAAAAGCCATGAATCATGTATTAAAGTATATGTTAAACGATAACGTTGATTGTAAAAATAAGCGGGCCCATTATAATAGTCAAAAAATGTGTTATATGCTACTCCAGGTACACTACTTGTGTATTGGGATATATTACCATCTATAACTTTTTCAGCTAAATCAAAACTAGCAGAATCATATGGGTATAAAGGACCCATAGCATCTGATTGATACATCCAATTAGCATCTACATATCCATAATCTGGGTAAAGGAGTTTATTTGCTTCTTGGGCAATTGAAGATGTATTTGGGGTTGTATCAATTGGTAAAAGTAAAAGATTAGTTGTTTTAGACCATCCATAAGCATCACTTGGTGCTGCAGCAAAAGAAGCTGAAGTGGTTCCTTGGTAAGGTAATATATTTGCTAGATTCCAACGATTATATATTGTTGGGTTTCTAAAATCTATTTCATCCCCTCCATTTGGAGAAAATAACATTAAATTAATTTTATCTCTAGTTACAACAATTTCTTTTGGAGCTTGCCTAGCAGTATCTTGAATACCCCAAACTAAACCATTATTGTCACTTTTATATCCAAACCATTCACCCATTGATCCCGAAACATAAGATGCTGAGATTATTCCATTAGTTGAAATAGAAAAATTAGGTTGGGTTGGTGGTACTGCTCCTGATCTTCCAAATGTTGGGTAACTATTTTGTAAAATACTGGCTGTGGTTAGACTAGATAATGGTATTTCTGTTATGTTTTCTAAATTACTTGAGGTAATATTAAATAAAGCAGTAACAGAGGTAGCAGTAGATGGGTTTGTTGAAAATTCCCACCCCATTTCACTAAACCAAATATTATTTGTTGAATTTGAAAGTACTAATGTATGTGATATATTTACACCATCTATACCTTTATGACTTTCTAAACGTGTTATATGTTTAGCTACTCTTGTTCCTCCTGAGGTGATATAATCTCCTTCTATTTTAACACAAGAAGAAACAGGTCCAGCTGATTCAATTGTTATATCAACATCTGTTGAAGATTGAGCTAATTCACCACTTGCTGTTAAAGCAGTATTACTAACTAGAAGATATAAACCTTTAGCACCGGTATTATTTGTTATAGTAGTTGCTCCTTTTTTAATTGTTTTAATGGGTGAATGTTCTTTTGCAAGTGTTAAAGTATAATCACCAGCTATCATTTGGTATTGACCTCCACCTAGATTAGTAACTAAATTAGATCCTGTTGAAGGTTGATTGGTTCCATCAATAGCTACTTCTAATTGACTGCCTGATGGTGCTACTGTTCTTAATTGCACCCACTGAATTGAACCACTTGTAATCCAGTTTCCAGTTACTTCGCGTTGATATTCAATTGGGGCTCCTCCAACATACTGCATTGTTACTCTATTTTCATCCCATAATTGTCCAGGTGCAAAAGGAACACCAAACACAAGTGAAGAGGAAGGTGAGTTTGAAGAAGATTGATCAACATCTATAATTAATGGGATAATACTACCAGAAGTTAATGAAGCAGTAGGTTCAACTTGAAATTTGTAAACTACAGAATCAACATATTGTGAACCAGATTTAGCTGTAATTTCAACAGCCATAGTTTTAGAACTAGGTACTATACCATTAGATAATGGATATCTAGCATTAGTTTGAATGTATGAATGTGTAACTGATGAAGTGAATTGTAATCCAATTGCTAAATCAGAATACCCAGGTACTATTCGTTTTGCATAAAATGTGTAATCTGTTACATTTCCTGGGAGGTATGATAAGTCTAGTGCTAAATCAAACCATGTGTCTTGGGTTCTAGCTAGATAATTACTCGTATTTACTATAAGATAATCACCAGAAGATGAATTTAAGGGAGTTAATGGTGGAAATCTAGGGTCATTTATTTGTTCTGCTATTCTATAATCTCCTAATCTTAATTCGGGAGAGCTATCAAAAAAAAAACCAGCGTTACTTAATACTAAAATATTTTCAGTACCATTAAAAGATAAACTAGCTCCGTTATATTGAGCAGAAATAGTTGAACCGTTGGGAGCAGTCAATGTTCTTCCAGAACCAGAAACAAATGTAATATTTCCAGTTCCTATCATTTGGTAAAATGAATTTACAGCATTGTCTACAGTAATTGTTATATTAGATGAACCGTTATTTACTACTACATGTTTACCATTTTGAGATATACCACCTATTAAATCACTTGTATTAAATGAAGAGGTAGTTGTAATAGTTAATTGGGCATATCCTCCTCCAGTTCCAGGAACATTAGTTAAACCAGAACCATCTCCTTCAAAAGATCCTGTAAAAGATCCTGTTATGTTATAAAATTGACCTGCTAATTGTTTTGGTTGAATTAATGACATTACTTACCTTGTGCTGTATATGGTTTAAAGTAGTTTTTACTTGTTTTGTTTTTACTTGTTTTAGATTTTGCATGAACTCCCGGACGTCTTTTACGTGGTTTTCTTACAAATGAAACTGCTGATTGTAGCTTTGCTTTTGCCATTTTATTATAAATATAAATTAAACACTAAATTTTCCAATTGAAGTAATAACATCTGTAGCTTCTAAATTATAGCCTAAAGCTACAGTGTCTAAAACTAAAGTAGAAACACCTCCACTTTGTGTAAATGATATAACATTTGAATTATCTACTAACACACCATTAATATAAAATACAAAATCAGACAATGATGTAGCCGGTAAACCTGCAGGAGCAGTTAACCAACCTGCTGCAAATGTTGCTGTATTAGAAGACACATAAGTTCCACTTAAAGTTGTATTTGAATTTAAATAGGTTATAGTAGCTTGATTTACAGGACTAGCAGCAACTGCTTCACTTGGATTACCCGGAAATATAACTGGTGGTCTTTTAGCTTGGGTAGTTAAAAATTCAGCTCCTACTCCTTCAACCTCTAATCCAATAATAACCTGAGATTTGCTGTTATATTTTTTAATAGCGGTAAGTTGTTTTTGAATATTGTCTGGAATGATATATCCTTTAATATTTAAAGTAAATGTAGCTTTTACTATTCTTTCTGTATTGTCTGAGATTTCAATTGGGGTTGAATATGAATCAATTGTAGCCATAAATTTAAAACGTTCAGGATTTCCCCAATATGAATCAGAGGCATAGTTTATAGCTTCAACTATTTTATTTAATTGAGATACATAATATGTTTGTACAGCACATGAATAGGTTATTTTAACATAATCCGGTATTACATTAACTATAAATTGTTCTGTTGGTATTCTATTATTTAATATGTTAAAATTTGAATATGCATTTTTTGTATTATATACTTTTTTCCAAGATGTGTATAGATTTGGACTATTTGCGTCTAATTTATTACCTAATGAACGTACTTTATCTATGCTATCACGTTTAAACATGATTATTGGAGCCATTATAGCACCATTTTTATCTTTGTAATATCCGTCTTTTTGAGTTGATTTCCATCTTTCAGGTGAACCGTAAATTACAGGTACTGCAATTCTATCTCCATTTTGTACAACTGAGGGTCTAATTACATTGGAAAAGTAATAGTGAATTGCCTCATCTATATCTTCAAACCCAATTGTAAATGGTTTTGTTGTATCTCCTTTAAATGAAAGTTGATTTGAACGATTAAATCCAACACCATTTTGTTCATTTGCTGTAAATTGATCAAAATTTGAAGGTATATTTGGATTACCGTATGAATCCCCATTATCCGGATTTACATACGGATTTATCAAATCATTTGAAATTTGCTTTTGAGATTTTGGATTGGGTTTTCTAGTTCTAGGCATACGTTAAATTCTTTCTCTGGTTATACCTACTTTATCTGCAGGAACATAATGTGCTGTACAAATTATAGACCAATTTGAACCAAATCCTTCTAATCCTGGGTTTAAAGGGTTTGTATTGTATGGGTAAGCTGGATCTTTTCCAACTACAAGTTGGTTGTCGTTAACATTACTGATTTCCCAATATGCTTCATACCACATGACTATATCTCCTGTCTCAGGTAATACATTAGCATCAATTAGATCATCGCGTAGGAATCTAAATGTCATTGGTCTTTCATAGTCAACACCAAAATCTGTAATTGGTTGAGAGGCATCTCCTCTTTCAATTAATACGTTTAAAAGAACAGGGTCAGCATAAAATCTAGCACCTGATGCTTCACCATATATGTTTACTTTAGTTTCAGCTGTTTTAAGTTGATAAAATACACATTGTTGAGTAATAACATCCCATAACAACTCTCTATTAAGGTGTCTAAATAATGAAATATCGCGTTGTGTACCAAATAATGCGCACATATTTAATTTAATTTTTTAAATTCCCATTTATATCCTTTATAAAATGATGTTTTGCCATTACAACATAAATTTATATTAGGTTGATAAAGTTTTAATTCTTTAGCAGCCATTGCTCCACTACTCCATTCTTTAATAAATATGCCTTCTAAAGTATATTGCAGTACTGGTTTTGATTTGGCTTTAATAACAGCATTTATATGATTATTTTTTGGTATTCCTTTATCTTTTCTAGGTTTTGTTCTGTTTTGTTTTATTCCTGTTTTAGATTTAGATATCTTATCACGTTGCTCTTGAGATAAAGATTTTCCTTTAAACCAGTAATTTGATCTACCCTTATGACAAAGGGATTTTTTAAGTTTAGTTTCTTCACTATCGTATGAGCCATATCCTCTACCCAAACGATTATTTAAATGTTTATTCGAAAGAACATTATAATGTTCCCCCCAAAAAATTTCCCTTTCATCAAGTTGCTCTACATGGCATTCTTCTATTACCTCAAATATATGTTTTTCAGGGCCGTATTTTTTTAATGAATTATATAGGCTAGGTTGGTCTTTACAATGCATTTTTTCATATTTTTTCCATCTAACTATATGATTAGTAGTTTGACCTATATAAATTTTCCCGTTTGGATTAGTTATTTTATATATTCCTATCATAATTATCCTATAAAAATTGTCATTGGTACGTAATTAATTGTCTTTTGTTGACTTTCTGCTTCAAGTGCTTTCTTTTCAAGTAAAGCTTTACGTGAAGTTGTATCTAAATATGCTCTTAAACGCTCAATTAAAGCTGTTTTTTCACTTGTAGCTGCTGATATCAAATCAGATTGGTTTAAGGTTACTTCAGATCCTGGAATTGGTATGGGTGAATATTTTCCTCTAATATAGCCAAGCATTTCTTTTGAGATAGCTAAAGCATATTCAAATATCCAAGAACGACCAATTGAATTTATATTACTGTAAGTTGGATTTTCATATGGAACATCCGCTACATTTGTTATCACACTACCACTTATATCAGCATATGGTTGTCTAGTTTCACTTAATTTAACATATTGAAACCAAAGTTTATAGGCATTACGTGGGATTGGAAATAATTTTAATTGGTTGTTAACAAGTTCAAAAGTATATTGTGATTTTCTAATTTGATCGTTAAATTCAATTGCTTGTATTTTTTGCAAATCGTAATTTATAGGCATTAACATAAAGTTAATAGCAGGTGAATATGAACCCCACCCAAAACTATCTAACATTTGCATCATACCAGTACCAGTTCCTGCATATGGGTCAAAATATCTTGTAATTGCTGGTGGTGCCTCGTAATATATTCTTTTAATTTCAATACCACCTGAAATACTTTGAGAAATTGCCCAAGTATTCATGTCATAGTTTTGTTGATCTGGTATAAGATCAATTGAGCCTGAGTAGTAAGTTACTTTTCCTCCTACACCTGCTTCTGTTCCATATTGATTTGAAAGTAAAACAACATTGGACAATGTTTCTTGAACAAGTTTATTGTTTGGAGCAGCAATAGTTAATGGATTTCCTTGAAAAGTTAATAAATTATCTGCTACTTGGTAAGCATATACTTCGTTTCCATAAGTTGTTATGGCATCTTCTAATGCAGTATAGAAATTTATATCTTGTAATTCAACTTCCACTAATGGGTATCCCAAACGTTGCGCTGCAAATCGTGCAAATTTATCAGCATCTTGTTGGAATTGATATTCATTATCATAGAAGCCAAAAGGTGTGTCGCCAGGAAAGAAGCTACTTGAACCGGGCCAGATAGGGATATTTGCCATTTGAATATTTTGTTATAAATATATTAATAACTCCCATTCTGCAGAATATCTATCATATTATTTTGATCTGTTTGAGTCCAATATCCTTTTGAAGGATATCCTGTTGATATGTAACTTCCGGTACCTTGCAGATAATCAAATAGCCCATCTATTCCGTCCTTAGCAAGGTCGGTTATATTGTAATTTATGTAATTGTTGCAGAGTGTACTTGTATCATTTGCTAGATTTGATGAATCAATAGGAGTCAGCTTGTAGGATATGTATTTTTTAGCTGATTCCCATCGTTTGAACCTGCAATCTTGAGATTGTTCTACTAACATATTCCAATACTCTTTTTGATATTCTTCTGCAAAGATAGAGTCGCGTTCTGCTTTTGTGGCAATAAAAAGTTGACAAACTATCACTTTTTCTTGTTCGGATAAATTTGCAAATCCTATTTGAGTATATAACTCTCGTATACGTTCACGAACATATAAATAATCCTTAATACCAAATCCAATTTCATACCAACGCATGATGGATGATACATCTGCGTAGTTTGTGGGTACCGTGTCTTGCACTATCCAAGGTTGGTTTCCATTTAGTTGATTAGTTGACCAATTAAATATGTCGACATTGATTGTTTGTCCGTTTATTTTATATGCTTGTAACTTCATGTTATGAACCTATTTTATCTATAATTACGTTTAAATCTCCAACTCGTACATCCGTCGAATTTGTATTAAGTACAAAAACTTCAATATAATCTCCTGCAACTATAGGAGTTAAATCTTGTATCGCAAATGGGTATGGTTGGTTAGCAGTTGCAGTTCTGACCGTGACCTCTGATTCAGTTTGGATTGTTCCATTCTTTGCTAGACCTACTGATATGACTTGGTTGGATGCAGCAGACTGTACTGTTCCCACTGCTGTGAATTTGAAGTCTTGTGCAATACTTCCAGAATAATCGATTCGGTTGCTACCGCTGGCTACCCATTTTGGAGAATTACCTATACCAATAGTAGTAGTTCCTGCTACTTTTCGCCAAACATTAACATTTGGTATACCAATTGTTGTGTTGGTTGTGTTGTTAATCATGAAGTAATGACCCACGTTTGTTGTGTTAGCGATTCCTACGTTATTAACAAATAGTGATTTTAAGCTTCCTGTGTTTGCACCGGTGATATATGTTCCTCCCCCGGAAAAATTGCAGGTATCTAGTATAAATCCTTCTGCGTTTGCTATAGAGCTAGTTGGAATACTCAACGCTGTTTCACCAGATAACGCAATAAACGACGAATAGATAGGTCGAAATCTTCTAGTGATTGATCCGGTTGGACTAACACTCATTATTGTTTGACCAGATCTACCATTAAATAAGCATGTTATAAATCCTACAGTTCCTATAGTTCCATCAAACGTACAATTTGCTGCCTCTAAAAAGGCACAGTCTGTCATAATAACGTTGCTATAGTTTTTAATTAAACCTACTGTTGGGCAATCGGTGAAGTTAACACCAAACCAGTCAATAGCTTGAGTAGAACCTGATGCATTAAGTTCTAACGCTACATCTGCTTCAATAGTAATACCTCGCATTGGTAAACTATAGCTTGAAGATATTAATGGTATTCCTGTCAAACCTGTTGACTTGATTCTACAGTTTTCAGATGAACCGCCTAATATTGTTGTATTCTGACCACACACTAAACGATTGCCTAATAAATCTACAGTTGTTGTAAAAACATATGTTGCGTTGTCAGCAAGAGTTATGACGGTACTAACTGGGGTTGGTAAATCTGAAAGTGTGTTTATAAAATAATACTTATTGTCTATGTTTAATTCACCATTTAACTGGGTAGATCCGGTTATATTGAAAGATCCAGTAATTAATACATTTTGAATTAAAGGATTAACATACGATGCAGTACTAGCAAATGATGATGTTCCATTAAATTGTCGATTTTGCCAATCTAAAACATCACCACCAGATGAATCATATAGTACTCTATTGTTCCAATTAACTGATTGATTTGTACCACTATCATCGAATAGTAGTCTATCATTCCAATTAATTGATAATGCAGATAGGTTATCATAAGCTTCTCTAAGAGACCAATTTAGATGAACTAAACCTCCTTCTTCTAGTGTTTTATTTTCCCAATCAATTGAAGCTTGTTGACTAGTATCATATAATTCTTTGTTATCCCAATCTACTGAGGGGGTTCCTCCTACTCCTTTTAAAGTTCTAGTAACCGAGTTTATGACCTCATCGGTAGTATTTTCGTTAACTATAAAATTTCCTAGAATATTTGTAGATCCAGTTACACCTAATGAACCTGTAATTAATGCAGATCCTGTAAATGGAAAACTTGAAGCATAGGCAACATAAGATGCTGTTAAAGCAAATGATGCACTTGCAACACTTAAACTTGATGTTGCAACAGCTGTTGGTATGCTATCTGAGTTTCCAACCCAAACTGAACCAGATGGTAAATTAGGTAATGAATTTGGTCCTGGATTGAGTACTACTCCTTGTCCACCACTTCCTTCTTTAGTTACATAACCTAAAGTTTGTACAATGGCTGATCCTGTTGGGCGTATATCTGTCCACCCACCACCAACACCAATATATATTTCTGTTCCTGCAGGGTATCCTGTTGTATCTACACCTTTAATTAAACCTAATGCGATACCTCTACCAGATTCTCCAGCAGCTATAGTATCTGCTGCTATGTAAATAACGGGCATTTTTGCAGGATTTCCAGCATCTGCTCTATATACAATTGATGCAGCTCCTTGGCTTCCAGAAACGTAAACCGGTGTACCTTTTATAAGTTGTGTAGATTCTCCGTTTACAATTTCTTCATATATTGTTTTTACGTATTGAAAAGATAATGTACCGTTTCCGTCAGTTTGTATAAACGATTCTTCGCCGTTATCTGCGGTTGGGTATAAGATACCGCTAGCCGTTAGTGCGGTCGTTATGTTGAGTGAGTTTAACGCAGCATCTGAGCCAGATACTATGACTTTTTTCCAGTTTGGCATATTATATTTTTATTTTATTGTGGTTAGATACATACACTTATGCCGTGTATATGCCTACTTCCTTGCGGCCAACAATATATTCAATTATAAATATAAAATTTATTTTTCTTGTTTAGGTTTTTCTTCAGGGGTATGAGCTAATTTAGTTAATTGCTGCTCAATTTTAAGTTGAAGTTGGGCTAAAAATTGAGCATCTGCTCCTTTAATAGTAATAGCATCTAATCCTGCACGGATTAATTGAAGTTCTGGGAGATTATACATGGTTATTTATTTAAATATTGTTGTTGTAATTTATAAGCTATATTGTAAAGGGTTTCTATATATTCTCCTCTAAATGTAGATTCTTTTATTAACAATAATATAAATTCTATTTCATGTTTTTCCAAGGAAAAATCCCCTTCTTTTGAGGAAGGGGATATATTTTTTATCTTATCTAATAAACTCATAACTATTTTTTTAATTTAATTAGGCATAAATCCAAATTTCACTATCATCAGTATCAACATGAATTGTACCTAAACCAAATGTAGCACCTCCATAAATTGGGGCTGCACTTCCTGCTGTTTGACCTGTTCCTGTTTGAACTGCACCTACATATACAGATGGAGTAAATGTTGAAGTTGATGCGTTAAATGATGAAGTGAATCCCCAACGCGTTGCTGTTGAATCATATCCAAATAATTCGCCTACATTTTGTGTACCTTGTTGAACAACAATACCACCATCTCCTGTTGCAACGGAACCTGATGCAAATAAAACGAATCTATCTGCTACTAATAAATTTTCTGTATTTTGAAATGATGCCGTACCATTGACAACTAAGTCTCCATTAACTGTTAGGTCGTTTGATATTGTAACATCATTCGGTAAACCAATAGTAATAGTTTGTCCAGATGCTGCAGTTTCAATTTCGTTTGCAGTACCTTGTACTGTTAATGTTTGAGTTAGTAAATCAACTTCAAAATTACCCGAATCTGTACTACCACTCAATGTAGTTACTAATCCTGTTAATCCAGATCCATCACCAGTAAATGATCCTGTAAATGATCCTGTTAAAGATGAATTAGCTCCTGATAATTGGATTGAAGTTGTACCTGTAATTGTAGTACCGTTATCTGTTAATGAGGAATTAACAAATTTGCCATCTGTATCATTCCATTTTGTTACCGCGTTGTCAGATAATTGTGCTGCTCCTGATACTGCTACGGATACTGCTGCCGCTCCATCATATGAAAATGTAGAAATACCTTCACCAGATGTTAGTGCATTTCCTACTACTGCTGTTACTCCAGTTAAACCACTACCATCCCCAGTAAATGAGCCAGTAAATGATCCGGTTAAGGAAACTCCTGAGTCTCCATTTGCTATGTAATTAGCGTCATTATTTAATTGAGATACGTTGCTACCCGAGACAACGACTTTTTTCCATTCTGCCATTTTATTTTATTATACATATTATACCTTAATCAAGACCAACAAAAAACGATGAAGAAGTAAAATAAATTCCACCATTGGGTGCTGGGTTTGTTAATTCTATTGATTGGGTTGATAAAACTATGATTCCACTTTGGGATACTGTTAGAATTGAATTTCCATTTAAATTTTTAATTAAAAATACATCATTAGCACTACTTGAAATAATAGTAGATCCTTGATTGTTTATGGAAAAGAATTCTGAACTTCCTGAATTGATTAAAAATATAGTAGGCCCTATATTAACACTAGCAGTTACACTTCCTGAAAGGATTCTAAATATACTATCTAAATCTCCAGGAGGACCTTGAGGTCCGATTGGTCCCTGTGGTCCAAGAGCAGATACAGTAACAATACTTGTAACAGGTTGGGTTACATCAACCGTTGTTCCTGCTCTATTATCGGTAACAATAATTTTTCTATTGTTATCTTGCAGGGATACATCATTGTTATTTTGGTTAATATTTATAGTATTAGCCATTAGAAGCTTCCTAAAGTTACATTTTTAGATAATCTTACTTCTCCCTCCAACAATCTTGTTACAACATAGCAATCTCCACTTCCTGTAGCAAGTTCTAAGTCATATACACCTTGTGTAAAATCAAGTTGAGAAGAAGATACGGCTGAAATGTAGACTCCAATTGTTCCTGATGTAGGTGGGTTAATTGAATTAGATCCACTTAGATTTAAACCAGTTCCACACGGGTCTAAACTAGATGATAAAGTAATATAAACCGTGCTTGAATCTATGGTAGGTCTAATTTGCATTCTAGCTTGATATCCTGTTAAATCAACTGGAGTTCCATTAGAGTCTGTGTAAGCTATTTGAAAATTAACTGTAGCACCTTGTTCAATTACAAAAGAGTATCTTCCTGCAGCCATTATTTTTATTATAAATATGGCTAACCTCTAAATGATTTGTAAACTTCAAGAATATCGTCTACTATTGGGTGTCTATGATTTTTTTCTAATGTAATTACGTTAAATCCAGGTACTTCTTTCATATGTTTACATATTACATCAAATCCAGAAGTTTTCTTGTCTCTCAAATCAATTTGAGCACCATCTCCACAAAATATCATTTTACTACCTGAACATATGCGGGTTAAAAGAAGTTCAGTTTGGTTATCTGTTAAGTTCTGTGCTTCATCTACTACAACTAAACAATTTGTAAAGTTTCTACCACGCATAAATGATACAGGTACAATTTCTATTTCACCATCTGCTATACATTTTTCAATTTTTTCCTTATTGTATAAACGATGCATGTTTTCGTATACAGGGGCAGTAAATGGAGCTAACTTTTCATTAACATCACCAGGTAAAAAACCAATATCTTGTCCTGCTACTACAGTTGGTCTAGTAATTATTATTTTTTCTATATCTCTATTAAACAATAAATCTAAAGCAACATTAGCCGCTAGTAATGATTTTCCAGAACCTGCTTTACCACGTAATATGGTTACTACATCATTTAAAATTTTGGCTTTAGCAACCTTTTGTTCTTCATTTAATGAAATATTAAACTTAATAGGACCTTTTGGTTTTCTTTTTGCTTTAAAAGCATCTTGTGCTTCGGGGGTGCGATTGTAATCACTCATATAACTATATTTGATAATAAATATGAACAAAAATTAAAAAAGCCCCGCTTTTAGCGAGGCTCTTTATTTTCGGTTAACCGTTACTCTTATAGAGTGTTCAAATCATTAACAAAGATACGACCGAAGAATTCAGGACGGATCATTTTCTTAGCGTAACGAGTCAATAAACCTTTTCTTGGTGTGAAGGTTTCTGGATCGTACACTAATGGAGTCATGATAAGTGGAACATATGGAGCGAATACAGCACCTGTTTCAAGGAATTGAGATCCTCTATAACCCATCAAGATTACATTTTCAGTCATGTAAGGGTTTTTGTATACTGTATAACGGTTGTTCAAGTTACCTGATTTTTGGATACCAAATGCGTAGCTTGCTTTTGTTACATCACCATCAGAAGTTGAAGCAAATCCTGGGATTGATTCAAGGATAGTTGCTACACTTGGAGAACATACTAGGAAGTTTGCACCACCACGTAATGTCTTTTGGTGAATTTTGTTAGAAACTTTCTGCATTTTAGTTCCTAAAGTTTGGAACCACTGACCTTGAGTATTGAAGAAATTCAAGTCATCGTACCCTGTCTTAGCAGCATTCAATGCTCTGTTGTTTGTAGCATACCAATATTCATCCCATGCAGAAGCATCTTGGATCAACATATCTAAGTTTTCTAGATCAATTTCTAGAGCGATATACTCAGACATAATTGAAGTTAATTCAGCTTCAGCGTCAAGAGATTGGTAAGCATTCAAATCTTGAGCAAATTCTGGTGTCCATTGTGCTTTCAATTTTCTTGTTTTAGCAACAATAGCTTCAGATTTCATTTGAATGTTAATCTGTGGAATAGCTAATGCATCAGCAGAAGTAGATTCAGCGTTTGGATAACCAGCACCTGAATTATCTTCGAAATCACCTCTGTAATGGTCAGCTGGTTGAACATTAAAGAATACAGTACTTTCTAAAGATCCTGTAGAAGGAATTGGATTAACTGTATTAGCACCACTCATTGATCCTGAAAAGATAAATGTAACTGTTGAAGTACCGTTAGTAGTTGTGTACTGAGGTAATAAACGAGCTAAAGTATCATTAGTTGGAGCAGTAACTGAACCTGAAGCTAATACAAATGCACGAACACCTTTATAATCAGGAACTCTTCCTACTGTTAGAGGCATTGTAACAGTGATTTTAGTATACTGGTTAGCAAAGATGGATGCAGATAATTCTGAGTTGTAATCAACATCAGCCCATGATGCAGTAGTTGCAACTGCAGTACAAGATGCAGAAAATTGGTTAATTGAGTAAGCAAATCTACCAGCACCATAAAGACCTTGTGAAGGATCTGCATCCGCACCTGGATTCGTGTTACCATACATAGATGAATTAGCGGCATAAGTATCACCACCTGGGCCAAATGGGCCAACAGGAGCAGCTTTAGCTGAAGGGCCACCATATTGGAAATCTAAGAAAAATACTAGACCTGAAGGTAAGTTCATTGGTTGTACTGACATGAATTCTTTAGTTGATAAAGAACCAAATACTTTACGTACCAATGGAAGAGCTACACCAGCCCATTGCTCACCTTGTCCTACATTAAAAGTAGCACCACCTACGTTTGTTGAAGATTGCTCAACAACTAATTGTTTTGCTTGGTTTTCGAGGATCAAAGCCATGTTGTTTTTTTCAACTTCGCTTCCTAATCCTTCTAATAGGCCTGTTTTAGACCATTTGCTAGCCATACGTGCAGCATCACTCTGCATGTTTCTCCATCCGTTGGCTGAGCTTTCTAAAAGAGAATTAATACTTGACATTTTTTGTTTTGTTTTAAATTAATAAATTAAATAATTCCAGCCAATTTTTGCATTCTTTTAAATACATCGTTTGACTCTACGATTGGTTGTTTTGCGGTAGGAGTAACAGTTGATTTTGAAGCTCTACCTAGGTTTTCTTTAATAGTAGTTTTAGCAACTTTAATACCCTCGTTTAAAGTTTCGTATACCATTTTTACTTCACCTACGTTTTTAGCTTTGTCAAATGAACTTAATACTTTTACCTTTTGATTTTCGTTTAAGTTTTTAGCTTTGAAGATTTTGTTTGAGTAAAGCAACTTAGCGTTCAATAAATTGATTTCGTTAAGTTCAGAACGAAGAGCATTAATTGTTTTGTAAGCTTCTCCAAGTTCTGCTCTTTCTTGAACATTTTGTTTAGCATCAGATGCCAATTCAGCAGCTTCATCTTTAAGAGCATTAACAGCTTCTGGAGATTTTTGGAATTCTTTATCGGATGCTGCTAATTGAGCTACTTCAACATCTTTCATTGATTTTAACTTTTCATCGTTTTTATAACTACGATAAACTGCTGCTATAGCTGTAGATAATGCAGCTCCAAAAATTCCTAATACCCAGCCACCTAATACTGGATCAACTGAAGCGCCTCCATACCAATATTCATTAATTGGTTCTTCAGCTTCTTCATATGTTTCTTTCTTTTCCATTTCTTCAATTTCTCTTAAAAGTTCTGCTAAATCTACTTCTTCCTCTTCTTCAGCGCCCATTTCCATTTCTTCACCTTCTTCTTCACCTCCGAATTCAGGTCCTGCTTCTAACTCACCGTCTTTAATCATTTGTGCGATTACGTCTTCAATCATTTCCTTAATTTCATCGTCTGAAAGGTCTTCCATTTCCATGTCACCTTCTTCGCCTTCTTCTTCTTCACCTTCTTCTTCGCCTTCTTCTTCAGCTTCGTTTAAGGTGTCTTCTTCTTCTAATTCTAGCTCTGCTAAAAGCTCTTCCAAATCAACTTCCATTGTGTCTTTTTCTGTTTCTGTAACATCTTTAGCTGTTATTTTTCTTCCAGTTTCATCTTCATGTTCTTCTGCATATTCTTTAATATCTTCTTCTTTTTCATAAAGATCTTCTTCAAGTTCCATTTCGTGAAGTTTTAAAGATAACATTGACTTAAGTTGAGGTGTGAAGGCTTCTTCTAGAGCTGCTTTTGCGTTTGCTATTGCTGCTTCTTTAACAGCTTTAGCCTCAGCGATTGCTTCTTTGAGCATTTCTCTGTTTTTTGCCATTTTTCCTAAATTTAATTTTGTTGGGAAAGTACGTTTATTTATCAAACGTAATAGAATTCAATTAATATAATATCGCATAAAGTGTGAGGGGGGCGATATATTCTGTTATATGTATGTGTGTTTTTTGTTAAAGTCGCAAAAAATAAAAAAGCCCTCAAAAAGAGGGCTAATTTAGTCACCGGTTTGCACATTTTAAAATATCTTTTAATAGTTAAAGTTCATTTAAAAATGTAATTATTTCTAAAAGTTTGTTTTTTATTTCTTCTTCCTCACTAGAACTAGGTTCAACATTAAATAAATAATTTTTACTCATCCAATCTCCAACAGTATTATTATATAAATTAGATAAACTATTTAAAGAATTTTTAGAGAATTTATTATTTTTACGAAGAGTTACAATTTTAGAATCTATATAATTTATTAAATCTAAAATTGATTTATTATCTTCATTTATTGTTATATCCTTCATCTTTTAATGTTTGTTTTAAATCATTTAAGGCTTTAGATATATTTTCAGAATATTGCTTGTACCACAATCTAGCTTTAAATTCTTCTTCAGTAATTAATCCTGCAAGTTTTTGCATATAGAGAAATTCTTCGTTTAGTTCATTTACTAGTTTTATTTCATATCCTGAGTAAGTTTGTTTATCTTCTGGGTTATAGTAGGAATATTTAGTATAATATTCATCATCCATTGTTGTTGGGTTATATTTTATATCTTGTTCATCAAATTCTTGTTCTTCAGCCCATTTTTCTGCTTCTATTTTTGAATTAAAATATTGTTCTGTGTAAGGAACATCTTCATAATCATCATAGAATATTACTTGGTATTTTTCCATTTAATTTTATTTATAAATATTTACTTCCTTTACTTCTATTATCTGAGTAGTATAAAGGTTGGGTATTTAGATAATGGAAACATTCTTTTTGTTGGTTAGGGTCTGTTAAATTGAAAGAAGCACATGGTTTAATATGGTCTATTTCCCATAATATTCCATGATTTTCCCATGTCATATCAGGTTTAAATTGTTGTTCAATATGTTGTTTATAAAATTCAATATCGCATCCTATTAAATCAATAGCAGAGTGAAATTTATTTACTTTTCCTCCAGCTGTATGTCTCTTAATAGCATCTAAATATCTTCCTCTTAAGATTTGTTTTATTTTATATTGTGGATCTATTTGGCGTCTAATTTTATTGCGATTATTTTGTTGACCTGTTTGTTGTTGGTATTGGTTCCATTTAACATTAAAACATGCTTTACATAAACTAGTAACCCCAAATCTACCATTTTTTTGCGGTTTAAATTCATTTAATACTAATGTTTTATTACAACAAGTACAAGTTTTATATCCTTCAGGGATAATGTTATTTAAACGAGGGGATTTTTTTGAATGATAATGTTTATTATGGTGAGAATAACAACATTGTTTGCATTCTCTTTGAAGACCATCTTTACGGGTTTTGTTTTTTCCGTAATCATCAATTGATTTTTCTGTTTTACAAGTAGGACAAAGTTTTACCATACGTTTTATTATACATATGGTAAAGACTTTGAAAAGTTAATTTGGATTAAAATATAGGGCAAGATCCTTTTGCGCAAAGGATTTCTGTTAATATTGAGTTAGTGCGTGCGTATGGATCCAAGTATGTTGTTCTTGACTCATTTAACTGTCCATTACGCATCCAAGAGTCAGGGTTTGAAGGGTTTGAAACTAAATCAAATGTCAACAATTCGAAATCATCTTGTACTTCCATTACCTCACCCATTTGTTTTAATGAGCCCATTCCACGAGAAGAAATACCAATTGTTAAACCATTGTTAACTAAAGCACCTGCTATACGACCAGATACTGTTCCTTTTGGTCCTGGGTCTGAAAAGATTTCAACTGTTCCCCATATTTCATCTCCATCCCACCACATTTTTCTAATAGTATGAGATGCATTTTTTAAATTTATAACTTGAGAATCTGGGTGGTCTAATTCACCGCATGTTTCTGTTGTTTTTTGGTTTATTTTTTGTTGGAAATTGTCAATTTCACGTTCCCACAACTCACGTTTGTAGTATCTTCCGTTACCGTTTTTAACCTCCACGGTAGCTAAAATACCTTCAACAAAGATATTTCCATTACCTTTTAACCCTTCTAAAAGGCGAACAGGTTGGGGAACAAAATGTCTGGTTTCTATTAAGAGTTGCTTATTCATGGTTTAATATTCTTCATCTTCTTCAGATTCTTCTTCAAGATTTTTAAATTGAAGTTTATCTATATCTTTAAACAAGTCTGCTATTTCTTTAGCATTTTTAACAGTTTTATCATCAGTAACAGTAGAAACAGGTTCTTCATTTAATTCAGCTTCTTCAATTGGTTCATCTTCATCGATGATTTCTTTTTTCTTACCTTTAGTTTTGCTAAGCATTTTTTCAACCTTAGATTTTGCTTTTTCTAAAGCTTTAATATCTTTTTCAAGTTCTTTAACTTTTTTCTTGTCAGTTAAAGCTTTCATATCTTCATCCTCGTCTAGTTTACTAAGTTTAGAACGTCTGTGATCAATTAAAGCATCAATTTTATCTAGTTTAGATTGTAGAACTTCATGTTCTGCTTCTTTGTTAATATCAGCTAAATCTTTTTCAACACCTTCACGTAAAGATTCTGCATCATATGATTCTTCAAACATTTGAGGTAAAACAACTACCATTCCACCTTCAGGATCTTGATTAAGAACTTCTAAATTAGCTATAAATTTCTTTAAACTTTCAATATTAACTGGGCGTCCTCTTCCTACTACACCAGATTCAGCTTTTTGAAGTTTAGCGTATTGTTTTGAAAGTTCATTTTCAACCCAATCTTTTAATTTTGATACTTCAAAATCACTAGGAAATTCAAGAGCTTGATATATAACATCTTTTCCTTTAATAGGATATTTTAATGTGTTGGTGCCAATAAACTTTTTAACATATGTTTTAAACTGGTTCCAATGAAAATTTGAATCAAGACTTTTTAAAATACTATTAAGAGGATTTCTATTATCTGATGGATTATCTAGGGCAAGGATAAGGTAATTTGAAAATAAAATAGTATTATCAGGTAAAACTTTTATATGAGGAATCATTAAAGATTCATTATATGTTGGAGCATTTTCCCCAGGATTTAATAAATTAAGTTTTTTTCTGGCTATAGGGGGTAAAATATAATATTTAGGAATGAATAATTTCCCATCACCATCACCACTAAGATTAATAGTTCCCATAGTAGCAAAACCTCTACCTGCTTCTTCTAATTCAGCATCAATCATTTCACGAATAACTTCACGTAATTTAGATTCTTCAGGAGTATCTTTTTTTCTTTTAGCGCGTCTAGGATATAATTGATTTAATTTTGCTTCAATTCTTTTTTCCTTTTCTTCAGCTGTTTCATCTTCTTCAGGTGTTTTATCTTTAGTTTTACTTAAAGGTTCTTTAATTTGATTTTTAAGACTGTTTAGGATTTCATCTCTTTCTTCTTGACTTTCATTCAAATTACCATACCCAGATGAAGCATATTTTCCTTTTGGCTCTTTTGGAGTACCTAAACCAGGATGTTCAGTTACATATCCTAAATCTTTAACACCAAATTGGCCATCTTTTGTATAGTGAATTGGATCTTTTGCTAAATTTTTCAATACAATATCTTTTAATTGTTGCATTGTTTTATCAGCATTTTTAGGATCTTTCATTTCAGCGTAATATCCCATCATGATTTGATCAAATATCAAATTATCTGGGGTTTTATCGTCTGTTTTATCGTATTGTTTTTCAAGATCTTTTTCTACAGGTTTAGAAACTTTTTTCTCTTCTGCTTTTACTTTCTCGTCTTCATTTTCTTTTGCTTTTCTAGCTTCAGCCAAAAATGCTTCAAATGCAGTTTCGTAAGATTCTTTTTTTCTTGGTTCATATCCAGCAACAGCAGTTAAACCAATTACATTTTCTGAGATAATGTTTTTGGTTTTAAGAGAAGCAGCAGCTTCCTCAAATGTAGCAGAATTTGGTACAATATGAGGGAAGTCACGTTTAGCATCTGCAAGGAAAACACCTTTATGTCCTTTACCTTCTTTAATTAATAGATACTGATCTTGTAATGTTTTTTTCATTGTTTTTGTTTTAATAAATCTACTGCTTTTTGAATATATGCTAAAACCATTGAAGACGGTTTATAGATATCATACGATCCCGGGTTAGCAGCGTAATATTCTATAGTTTCGTTTTTTGCGTTTGATATAAGTGGAGATAATTGTTTAAGTAAACTTTCAATTTGTTCAAATTCTTTAACTCTATCATCTTGAAATTTATCTGCTCCAGTTTTTTCTTTTTCCTCTTCCCACAATTTTTTAATATCGTAAGATTTAGGTTTAATGTCAGGAATAGGTTTAAATCCTAACTTATAGTAATAAATATTTTTAGCTCCTTTAGCATTCGTTTTAGAAGCAAAAGCAGCCGGTGTAGCATAACCCTCTCCTTGACCAGCATTGAAAGAAGCACCACCAGCATTGGTGGCACTCATTTCTTTGAGTTTTTTACGAATTATTTCTTTTAACTTATCCATTTACAGTTTCTAATTCATTGATTAAATCACAATACTGTAACAAATCAACTAAATCATTATCTGTTATTTTAGCATTTTTTGCTGGTGGGTTAATTACAGATATAATTTCGTTAATTTTAATTTTGGTAACCGGATTTTGGGTCTTTTTATTTAAAGTTTTCAATTCAGTTTTAATTTCATTTATTTTATTAGTATAAAATTCCTTTAAACGAGGTGTATTATCTACTGAATTGATGTATTCTTTTAAAATAAGTTTTTGATTTATATTTAAATCATCATATTTGTTGTTAAATTTCTCCATTAATATTTTATATGTAAGGAATTTAACATCTCTATCTGCATTTTCTATTTCTTCCAATACTTCATCTCTTACAGCATTTTCTTTAATTTGAGCAGCTGTTAAATGTTCAAGTATAGTAACTTTATTTGCAATAGTTTGTTCTGGGTTTATTGGAGATTGAGAGTGGGTTATTTCTAACAATGTATAAAAAGCAGCATATACTTTATAGTTAGGTAACTTATGATTAAAAAATGTATTTAAATCATAATTTTTCTGTATCTCATTAATTAGATTATATTTTTGTCTCTTGAGTACTCCTCTATTTAATGTTTTAGAAGAATCTACTAATGTTGAAACTACAATATTAGCTTTTGCCTCAGTCAATGTAGTTTTCTTCAACAATGTCTCGTATAACTTATACTCACGACCTAATTCCGTTTTAACGAAATATTTTTTAAGTATATCTTTTGCTGGAGAATCTTTCCCTTCTAGCGTATCTGTAGTGATTTGGCGAACTAAAAGTTCAAAAAGTATACCAGTGTTTTTATACTTTGAATGTTTTACTTGCATTCTAATATTTGTTTATTTATAAATATATGAAAAATTATTACTCTCGTATTTGTGATTCATCTAATAATGAATTTCCTTTAATATCCGATTCAAAAATCATTTGTTTCTTTTGATTTTTAATATTATTGAAAGCATATGCATTTTTGTTTCGTTTTGTTTTAGTTTCTAATGCTAAAGGAGATCCACCTTTGTATTGAGGTTTGATAGAATCTGATTCATCGTTGTCTTGGGTTACACCTGCTGTACCAATTCTATCTTTTCCAAAAGCATTGTCTTGTGTATTTCTATCAGTTACATTTTCTTTTGGTCTTCCTAGAGGTTCTTTTTCATCATATCCTTCAGGTACTTCTCCACTTTCATATCTTTGTCTTCCATATAAAGAGGCTAAATCATGTGGTGTACCATAAGATTTACCTGTTTCAAGTGGATCGTTTCCTTCATTTTCAACTTGGGTTAAACGGAATTTACGTTTAGCATCTTGAAGAACTAAGTCTCTGTATTCATCATATTGATCCTCACTCATATGGAATAATTTTTCATATATAAAGTCAGTAGGGAATATTTTAGCTTCAATCATAGCATTTGCTACTTCTACTTTTTCTTTCATTAATGCTAATCTTTCTTGATCATATATTATTGAAGGAGTAGTTAATGAAATTTCAAAATTTGTTAAACTCTCATCAGTGTAACCTTGAGCATATAAATGAACCAAAGCAATTTTAGTTAATTCTGAAATTATAATACGTTGGATGCGTTCAATTGTGCGAGCAAATCTGATATCTTCAGCTGCTAATGTTGCTTTACCAGTTAAATCTTTTTCATAGCCCATAAATGCTTTTGGAACCTTAAGGGCAGCAAATAATTTATCTCTTAAATATTCAACATCTTGAATACCATCGTATTGTAAACCACCTAAATTGTCTATTTTGGTTGCTTGATCATTACCTCTTACTGGGATGTAAAAATCCTCAAGTAAGTTTTGCATGTTGTATTTTAAGTTATAATCACCTGTTTGTTGATCAATGTACGGGGTACGTTTCATTTTGGAAATTGTCTTCTGCATAAAGTTTTCTACTTCAGCAGGTGCAATATTTCCAACATTAATGTAAAATATACGTTTTTCAGGCGCTCTAACTATACGATGGATTAACATTGCATCTTCCATCATCGTGTATTGTTTAAACAACTTACGAGCAGGTTCTAAATATGATCTACCATAAGGTAAAAAGTTAGTATCCGTTAACAAACGGAAATGAGCCATTTCGTAATTGTCAAAGAAAATAGCTTTTGCTTGATTTCCTGAGTTAGGTACATTGTAATAACCATAATCTGAAGGAGATGAAATACCATCTGGGTCAAATCTAAATCTTACAGACATAGGGTGATCTTTATCGTACCCATCTTGTCTTTCAATATGGAATGCATTGTATGGTATAACATTATACACACCAAATTTTTCAGCAATTTCTAGTTTTAAAAAGAAATCACCATATTTCAACATATTGCGAACCCAAGGCCATAAATTAAATTCTACGTTTAATACATCATAAAATAGATTATATAGAATTTTTTGTACATCCTCATCCGAACTACGAATTTGTAATACTTCACCCATATCATTACGTAAAGTACTTTCATCAGCTATAATGTCTAAAGCAGAGGCGACAATAGCATCTGTATCCATTGAGTCATATTCAGAATAAAGCGTAGGGCGTAATGTTTGATAATTGAAACTACTTTGATATCCATATATTGATGTGTGTGAATTGGTATAAATTCTATTAAATCTATCTACTAGAGCATTTGTTTCATATTCACCCGAAACTTGGATTTTATTTATATCAACTACTTTAAGTTGAGATCCACCTTCATTACGAATAATTACATCTGTTGAAAATAGTCGTTTTAATCTTGAAAATAATCTAGTATCTGCCATATCGATTTATATTAACCATGAGATATCCTCTTGACCATCTGAGTAAGGGTTATCTATTTTAAATGGGTTATTGTTATATTTATTTGGTTGTTGTGATGAATATCCTCCAGAATATCCGTGGTGATTAGTACTTATACTGTTAAGCATACTTTTGGTCATTTCCATACCACTTTGTCTTAGCTTAAATGCTGTTTCTCTTAAAAATGCTGCTATAGAAAATCCCATAATTAAATCATCATTGTATCCAGATTGTGCTTCTGGTCTACCATTTCTCCATATAAATACTTTCATTTCCTCTATTAGTCTAGCAGACTGAATAATTGCTCCTCTATCTCTAATAGCTTCTTGAAACTTCCCAATTGATATTGGACGAGTAGCAGAAGACATTGTAAATCCGGGGGTCATTTTACTATGGTCCATATATGGGTCAAAATAGCTATCCACTGTTAAAGCATTTCCTTTAGGTGAATAATACAAATTATGATACCCTCTATCAAGGATAGTTTGAATAGTTGACCAAGCTATACTAGAATTTTCTGGGGCAAGTAAAGCATTATTGTATTCAGTTGCTATTGCTACCAATAAATGACCAAAATCTTTAGTACTAATTTGCCCTTTATATTCACCTACTTGTTTATATGTCTCAATATCAATTATATGAAATGTAGAATAATCGGCTCCATCACCTCTAGCAACGTCAGCTGTAATTAAATAGTTACGCGAGTAATCCGCAGGTTCCCAAATCCATAGATTTTGATCAATCCCACGTTTTTCAAGTGGTTCAGCTATATATGTTTTTTCGTAAAAATCAATTTCATCAGCTAAAAATACAGTATCACCTGATGTGTTAAAATCACAATCACATTCTTGTGCTGCCATTTTAGGTCCTAAATCAGCATCTTGTTGATCTCTCCATGCTTGGTCTCTTTCAGGGTGTACACTCCAAGGTAAACGAATAGGTAAAAAGCTATTTTCACCCATTTCTGATGCAATCCATGTCTTATGGAACCAGTTACCTGTACCATAAGGTGTAGATAGTGCAATACAACCTCCACCAGTAGCTAAGGTTTGTTGAGCTGAGGCCCATATCTCACCTATATTATAGATAAATGCTGCTTCATCTATTAGTAGCAAAGAAACTGCTTCTGAACGACCTGCATCACTTGATGCTGAAGTTGCTTTAATTTGGGATCCATTTGGTAGTCGAAGTGTTAGCTTATTTGCTTCATCGGGTTTGGTTGGAAATTTTAACCATGAAGGTAAGTTTTCGTACATAAACTTAACCTTTGTAACCATATTTTTAGCAGTATCCTGTTTAGTTGCAATACAAAGTACGTTTTTGTCTTGATGGAACATCATCAACCATAAAGAATATCCTGCAGATAATGTAGAAATACCTAACTGTCTAGATTTTAAAACAATTGAATATGGATTTTCTTGAAATAATGTTAAAACACGTTCTTGAAATGGGTATAAGTTAAATTGAATTCGACCACGTTTTGGATGCTGAATGTAGCAATATTTTTTCATAAAATATGCTGGTGATGCAGCACATTTAACATATTCTTCTCGTATTGCTTGTTTCAGTTCGTTAGCCATATTACTTAACTAATGATAATGTAAGTAAAGAGATTAATACTCCCACGAATCCTCCACCAACCCATTTAATTCCGGTTTTTAGATTTTCGTTTTCTCTTTTAAGGCTTTCAACATCTTTTTCTAAACCAGTAATTATATTGGTTTGTTTTTGTTTTAGTTCATTAAAAGTAGCTACTTGTTTTACACAAGTACTATCTTTTTTAATATAATCATTTATGACACTATCTTTTTCAACTATAGTCTCATTTAGTTGCAAAACCAATTTTTGAGTTTTTTCTAACTCTTTTATTGCAGCGTCTCCTTTAGTTAAATCAGTAGCGATCTTTTGGGCAGTTTTGTAATCGAAACAAATTTTACTTGTATCTTTTTGCGAAAAAGTCGTTGAGCTGAGAAGGAGTGTAATTACCAATGTCTTTAATTTTCTTATCATAATAAGCACGTATATCTGTTATTTCCTGGTTTGTATTGCTTATTTCATTGTTTAGTGAATCTATTCTATTTTGATGAAATAAAATGGATTTATCTAATTCAAGTTGGTGTTTTTGTAAATTTACCAATACATTATTTAAACTATCAATTTCTTGTTTTTGTTTATCATATTTTGATAAATCTACTTTAGTTGGTTTAAGTAATAACCATAACAGGAGTAAAATGATCGCACCTAAAATTAGGTGCGATACATTTAAAGTTATAGATTTATCTTTTACCATTAAATATTAACTTGTTTAAATTTTAAATTATTTTAATTCTGCTTTAAACTTATCAAATTCTTCTTTATATTTTTCTTTATTTAAAATTTTATTATCACCTCCCACAACACCTTCATCTTTCATTTTCTTCATAAATTTTTGAAGTTGTGCCATTTTTTCTGCTTTAGCTCCTAATTCTTTTGCGGTTTTATCACCTGTAATTTCTGCAGATGAAGGTCCTTCTTCACTAGGTGATGTAAATTCATCTTCATCTTTATAGTAGGTGTCTTCTACTTCTTCATCTGAATATGACACATCATCAAATCCATCATCTCCTGGTGTGCGAGTAGCTGTTTTAGTTCCTGCTGGTCTTCCTTTTTTACCTGTTGATTCTGGTTTTTCTTTTTTAGGTTTATCTGAGGGGGATTTTTTTTCAGTTGAAGAATTGGTTGATAGGATATCAGCTGCTTTTTTAGGTTTAATTCCCAAAGATTTTTCTGTTGCTGTTTCTGTTTGATTATATCCTATAGTATCCGTAAACTTTTTATCACCAGAAGCAAATTTTTCTAGTTGAGATTTAGCTTCAGGATTAATTTCAGTTTTATAATCTTTTATAAATTGAGTTAATTTAGCTTTTGCTTCAGGGTGATCTCCAAAAACATCATATTGTTGTTCAATAGTATCTTTTACAGTTTTTAAAGCTTTTAAAATCTCAGGTGAAAAACTATCAGCTTTAAGTTCTTTTTTACCGTTGACCTTCATTATAAGGTTAGATAATTTATTTGAATTATACTCAGGGTACTCTTTTTTAATAGTTTCAACCGCATTATCTATAGCTTTCTGTAAAGCTCCTTGATTAATATTATCTGGAGTAATGGGTTTATTTGGAGATTTAAGAGTAAAATCTAATGGGCCATCAATATTAGGTTTTTCGTTTAATAGTTTTTCATTTAACGCAGAAGCGATTTCTTCACGTACTATTTCGAGTAAACGGGTTTTTTTCATTTTAGTATAGTTTATTTATAAATATTACGAAAATAACGTCTGTTTAACTTTCTGTACTCTTTCCTCAACACTACCCGTTAATTTAACTATTCTTTGATTTTTATGACCATATTTATTTAATAAATTTTTAATTTCTTTGTCAACATCTTTTCTATATTCTGCATCTGTTGTTCTAACACCATTATCCTCTATTTCAACTCCTTTAGGTGAAATATAAAATATGTAATCGTATTCTTTAATTAAATGTGATGCTGCTTGACAAATTTCATCTGCTATGTAATATGGTATTGATTCAGCTAAACGTGTAAAAGCCATAACATCTACAACTGTTCTATCAGTAATGATATTACTATGAAATAATTCAGAGGCACGTTCAGCTAAAAATACAAATTGACCTTTTAATGTTGAATCTGTATTTAATGGGATGCCTAAATCACGTAAATATTTTGAACGTTCTGTTTTAAATTCATATTCTTTAAATTCTGGTAGTTCTCTTAAAGCATTAACTAGTGTAGTTTTACCTACAGACATTGTTCCACAAAATCCTATTTTCATAATTTTATAACTTTTATTGTTTTTTTGTTTAATATAATAAAATATACTCCTTTAGGCAAGTTTTCTCCTAAATTTTCTGAGGATAAATTTGATTCGACTAATTGGCCATTCATATCATAAATGTTAATAAGGGAATCAGGTTGAACATTTAGGGAAAATTTAGTTGAAAATGGGTTTGGTGTTGCTGTTATGGGGGAAGGATCAATGGAATTTTGAACTCTAACATAACACTCATTACCATAATCTCCTAAATTAGTTTTAACTTTAATTTTAAATGTAGTATTATTAACACCAGATGAATATGGTAAAATCATATTTAACCTAAAAGAACGAGCTAAAGCACCGTATTGAGAAAATTGTCGAGTTAATGTTTCAGTTTGGATAGTATTACCAAAATTATCTAATTTAGAAACCTCAAATGTTGAAAACAAAAAACCAAATAAATTATATGAACTTAATATTGTTGATGTAGATGAAATTATGTATGGATCACTAAATGTTCCGCAATGATCTATATAACCTATGCTTGTTAAATATGTTCCATCACATAGTCTAGTTTGTGGATTTGAAACTATTTTTATTATCTTTTCATTCCCCCAAGGAGTCCAATTACCATTTATTAATACTCTAACAGATACTCTTAAAGTTTTTCCGTATAAAGATATATTATTAAAATCAGCTAATTCAAACTCAATATCAGATGGTGATGGAGTTAATTCAGTCCCAAATGTTGCTGTGTAATATGTTGTTGTTCCATTTATTCTATATCTAATTTGATAATCTTGGGTTCCTGGGGTGTTACATGGGTCAAGGAATATTCTTTCATAGTGCATATAATTAACAGTTTTACCATTATCTTGCTCTCTTACCTTTGATCCTGCGGGGGTAGTTAAATAACACATGTCTCCGTAATCTGCTTCCCACACATCATTGACCTTAACCTTGACTCTAACTTCATATGTTGTAGCATAGTATGCGTACGGAATCAATTCTAGGTATCCGAATGTAATAGCATATGTTGTTCCACTATTTTTTTCATATTCAACTAAGTCTCCATTATTAGGATTATATATTTGAAATTTATATGCCTGGGCTCCTGTTACAGTTTTAGCATATATTGGGGTGTTTAATCCTGGTAATGTATCATTACACTGCGATGGTCTTAATTTAGTTAATCCTGCTATGAGTGATAAAGGAATAAATAAAAATATAAATAATAACGATTTCATAATATTTTATTTTAATAAATTTTCTGCTACATAAATTGCTTGTGCACCTGATACTGTAATACCACGAGCGCTTAAAGCATCACCCACGAAATGTATGTTAGAATACTTAGTTAAACTAAGATCTTTATAATCTACTAATGGTTCTGGTGAAAGATATTTTACCTCGGGTATATAGATCCCCCAGTCATCTTGTAATGTTGGGAATACTTTTTTCATATCTTCAATAAAATCCTCTACATATTGAAAATAACCACCCATTACCTCTCTTACACCATCCAAAAATTCAATTTGATATGCTGTTACATTATTACCTTCAGATGTTGTTGAAGGTGTACGTGTTGGGCTATAATATAAACCGGTGCCATTGAATTGTAATTTATTTACAACGTTACGTGACCAAGTAAATGGGTCTTCAATACCATTAATTTCCATCAAGATACCAAAGTTAGTCATATTGTTTCTATATGCTTCATCTTTCTTAGCATGTCCATTATATGAATGATCTCCATATGTTTCTTCTACAGCAACATAAGCAGCATTGTTGTTTGTACAGAATGAACGTAATGAAACACCTTCATCATCAAATTTTCTATATAACTTAAAGTCATATGAAATGTCAATTAGATTTTGGAAGTGTTTTTGTGGTGCTTCAAATCGAACCCCAATTTGTACTGATTTAGGTTCATCTGGAAGTTCATATTCGTTTGCTAATTCTTGGGCAAAATCAATACCTGATTTACCTACTGCAAAAATGAGTTTGTCATATATACGTTCGTATTCTAAATTTTCAATTAAAGATTTACCTAATACTCTGCAATTTTCAAAATCAATAGCATGTACTTTAGTTTCCCAAATAAATTGTACACCTTTATCAACTAAATAATCGTACCATCTTTTTCCTATTTCGTGTAAGTAGTCAGTGCCAACATGCCATACTGGGAATAAGCGAAGACCAAAATAAGGTTTAATAAAATCTGGTTCAGCTTCTGGGTTTGAGTACATGATTTTAGATGGGTCTGGATGGAAGCGTTTCCACATATCGATAGCTTGATCCATTAGATCATATGCTTTGTCTTCTCCGCAATATTTAGATAGTTGTCCTCCAATAGAAGTATGATATGTTAATTTTCCATCTGAAAATCCTCCAGCTCCTGCGAAGCCTGTCATTACTTCTTCAGGTTTTCTATTGTATGGATCTTTACCCATATCGATTATGGTTATAAGTCCCCCAGGGTAGCCGTTATCTACCAATTTAGTAGCTGCACTAATACCAGCAACTCCACTTCCTACAATTACAATTTTTTTATCGTATTTATTCATATCATTTATATTTCCATTTATATCCAAAAGCTGTTTTTTGTCTTCCCAATATACAATCTTTTATTTGAGAAGTCAAATTACTTGTTTTACCTGTTTGTTCTTTTATCCATAAAGCCGCTTGACCTTTACTCTCCCATTCTTTAACAATATTACCATCTAAATCACATTGCAAAACTGTTTTAGCTTGTTTACGTTTTGCTATACCCATTGCTGTTTTATGTGTATCTGAGAATGGTTTTGGTTTTCCTTTGGTACCTTGGCTAATTTTATTTTTAACTTCTTCTGTGTAATATTGTGAATGATTTCTTTCTTTTAATGTTTTGCTTATTTTATTTCCAGTTCCAGGGCGTGGACCTCTCATTTTTTGTTTTTGTTCTTCAGTATAACTTGAAGGACCTCCACCACCATTATTTTTGTTTTCTAATTTGAAGCCCCAACATTTAAATTGTTCTATCCAATAACTTTCCCAAAATTTCCAATCTTCCACTTCATCTATAATGTAAGATTGAATATCTAAACCAAATATTCTTCTATGGGCATGTTTTCTTCTAGTTGAATCTTTTGCTTTTCCGATATAAAATGGAATGTCATTTTTCTCTAATACATAAATTTTAACCATATCGTTTTATTATACATATTATAAAGTTCCATCAGACCAACCCCCTATTCAACTATTCGTTTATCCATTCTGGTTTATTGTTTAATTTTTTCCAATCTAATCGTTTAACTTTTACTTTATCTTGAATATAGAAATTTTTATATGCTTCTATAGTATTCTCCAATTTAAATTGATCAGGCATACACTGAGGGGGATCCATGAATCCATTGT